GCTATGCCGATTAATTGAGCCGATTCAGCAAAATCGATAGTGGCCGGGCCTACCAGATCACCCGTGGCCTGTATCTGGGCAGACTCGCCCATAACGACAGGGGCCGTACCCGTCATGGCGGTATTGCCCGATAACTGGGCAGATTCACCAATCACATAATCAATCGTGCCTGCCAGGTCGCCAGAACCATCAAACTGGGCAGATTCACCAAAGCTCAGTGGTATTGCACCTGACAGCGCGCCGGATCCACTTATTTGTGAAGAATCCGCAAAAATCAGTGCAGAAGTGCCGGACACCGGCATCGGTGAATGTATCTGTACCGATTCAGCAAATACGAGCGCCGAGGTTCCAGAGAGTGTACCGATGGCTTGAATTTGCGCAGATTCGCCAAAGCTTACCGGAGCATCCCCCGACATAGCCCCGTCACTGACTAAACGTGCAGATTCACCAAATACCAGCACCGAAGTACCGGATAGCGCACCGTCACCAACAAATTGCGCTGATTCAGCAAAAGTAACCGTGGTTGTGCCAGCAAGAGAGCCAGATCCCACAATCTGAGAGGAATCTGCAAACGCAATATCGGTCGAACCCGCTATCGATCCTGATCCACCCAATACTGCGGATTCACCGAATATGACGGGCGACGAACCGCTTAATGCACCACTGGCGCCAGGTTGTGCCGACTCACCGAATATAACCGGAGCCACACCCGATAACGCCCCATCAGCAATAAATTGAGCGGATTCACCGAATGCCAGTGCAGATGCACCGGATAACGTGCCTTTCGCTTGCAGTTGGCCAGACTCAGCAAATGCAATCGACGCTGAACCTGCTAATGATCCACCGCCAATGATCTGCGAAGAATCATCAAATACGAGCGCGGAAGTACCAGCCAAATCACCGGTTGACTGGATCTGGGCAGATTCTGCGAATGAGATCGATACCGTGCCGACCAATGCCCCGTCAGCATCAAGCTGTGTATCACGATCAAATACGAGGGCTGAAGTACCTGTTAACGCACCGTTGGCCTGTATTTGTCCTGATTCACCAAAGAGTAGTGCGACCGTACCGGTAAGCTCAGTACTACCCGTTAATTGTGCTGATTCACCATAAGCAATCGTAGCAGTACCGACCATTGCACCATCGGCAATGATTTGAGTGTCACGATCAAATACCAATCCGGTTTCGCCGGACAATGCACCGTTACCGGTAAACTGAGTCGACTCACCAAATACGCATGCGGTTGCACCAGACAGATCACCTTTAGCCTGGGCCTGAGCCGACTCACCGAAACTTAGTGTCGATGTACCTGCTAAAGCGCCCTTAGCCGCGATCTGAGCAGACTGGCCGTAAGCCAATGCTGCGACACCAGAAAACTCACCAATGCCACCAAGCTGTGCCGACTGGCTGAATACCAGTACTGCCGCACCGACCGCCGCCTCAATGGTATCGCTTTCGATATTGGTAATACCGAAACCAAACGGGCCTTGTCGCGTGTACGGAGCCGCATCAGCAGCCACTTTGTCGTAAATATTGGCCGTTTTACCAAAAACAACCGCAGCCGTGCCGGAAATACTGCCTATCGCCTTACCTTGAGCAGACTCACCAAAGTTTAATGATGCTGTTCCAGATATAAATCCATCATTAGACGATATGCCAAACCCTAACGGGCCAAGCCGGGTATAAGCCATCGTTTATACCCCCAGTGAAATTAGTCGGCAGTGATATCTAACGCATTGATTGCAAACTCAGGGGTAATACCGTTACTGACAGCCAAGGATGAATCCAAAGCGCCGGAGAACAACAGGTTGCCAGCACCAGAAGTATCCGTGCCAATACCAAAATGGGTAATGGTGTTCGTGCCACCCGTGCAGGTCACAAAGGTAATGGCTGCATCATTGGTCGCTACCGCCGGATCAGCAGTCGTCACCGTCCATGTGCCTGTACCACGAACCACCGATTTACGCGCGTAACTGGTAAATGTGGCCTCACTGGTGGTTTGAGTGCCAGTCTCACCCGGATCAGCCGTGTGCAAGCTGATGTAAAAAACACCAGGAACCGTGGATTGCAATAATCCACCCGCATTCCCAATATTGGCGTGATCTACATTTTCAAAATATAAGGACAGCATTGCCGCCGCCATTGCATTAGTAGCACTCATAATCTCTCCTTAAAAGGTTGGCTGTATTAAGCTGGCCGTGATCGTGCCAGCCACATAAGACGTTACGTTAAAGCGGATCGCCACAATCGGTATAACCTGTTGTGCCTGAAATGCCGCCGTTTTACCTGTGATCGTGGGATGAACCACCACCGCTGCATCATCTTCCACAAACCCATCGGCCTGGACATTGGAAATAGTCGTCTCAGCGCCATAGGTCGCATTGATATCCGAAGATACCGCGCAATTAATCCCCACATTAAATTCAGGAACGTGGTGATTCAAAGGGATCCATTTGGAATCCAGCGAGTCTGCCGTGCCAACTTCATTGGCTCCGACCGCAGCAGCGTCAATAGCCACCTGTGTAACAGTCAAAAAGTTTTTGCTCCCAGTAACCGTGCCGACATTGGGGCCAGGGTTAATGGTTTCCGTCATGGCATTACCATAACGATCTGTGCCGGTAATGGTGTATGTCCGAGCAGCATCATTGCCTGCACTGGTTATCAGTACATGCCGGGCATAATCCATTGTCGCCACACCACCAGAGGCCAGCGCCCCCGTAATCGTCAAATCTCCCGCGCCACCGGGCGTTTGAGACAGTGAAATCCCATTAGGATCAGACACCGCCATGGTAATAGCGATATTGATTGGTCGTGACATAATTTAATCCTCAAAGTTAGAAATAAACGACCCCCCGAAGGGGTCACTCATTAGATTAATTAAGCCGGAGTAGCAGTCGCGCCGCCAGTCTGACCAGCCACAAAGATGGAAGTCCCGTCTGAGGAACATTCAATCCAATCACCGATAACCGCTGTAGCCAGTTCCAAGTTAATGGTATCTGCCGCCGCGACAAGCTGCACCAGACCTGCTTCGGTAATACTACCCTGAAGCTGGCCAGCCGTTTCCGCCGTGAGGACATAATCAGTAGTAATGAAGGTTGCGCCAACAATAAACTTGCAGCGCCAGCCTTTAGTGGGTGCTGGTAGCGTAATCGCAACACCAGCAGCGAGATCAAGAACGTAAGTCTGGCCGTTACTTTCATCGGCAGACAATGTTTTAGCAGCACCAATACCACCGATATCGGTCGATATAAGCATAGAACTCGCGCCTAATTTTATTGGCCCTGCAAAGTGTGATCCAACTGGATAATTAGTAGACATATTGTTTGCTCCTGGCCTTGTCAGGCCGTCAACTCCCGTCTTTCAGGGATCTATAATTAAAAAAAGGGGCCAGACAATTCTGACCCCTTTCGTATTGCCTAATTGCTTAGGTGTTACCTTCGCTACCATAAATGGAGCGCCAATCAGACCAGCCAGGAACATAGCGTTCACGAGTCTTGTACTCGTAATTGCCAGTCTTGAAGTTAGTCTGCATACCACGCTGAACCTTGATACGTTGCATCAACTTCATACCTTCTGGGCAATCAGTCTTAACAAACCACTGGTCAGCATCCGTCAACCGAGTAATGATCGCTGGATCCTGATTGAACACGCCTTTTGAGCGTACAGCGTTAATATCATTGTCAGCAGAACCAGGTCGGCCATTTGATTTCAGAATACGAATACCGGTGTATTCCAATTCAGGTGGCGCAATAACCCGCTTGGCACTGATCGCCATTGGCACGTTACGATCATCCTTACATTTACGGATCTGGATCAAAATATCTTCCAGTGAAGCTTCCGCAAAATCAGCAGGGGTAGCCAGCTTATTAGACTGAGTACCGCCACCCTGTAAAGGATGAGCAGTTGACAGCAATGCAACACCGTCACCACCGAGGTAAGAACCGCTTGTTGCGTTATTCAGCAGCGCAGCAGCCTTAATTTCCTTGGTATGCTTCATAGCACGCGCAAGCGCACGGGCATACTTAGGCCCCTGAGACTGGTACAGATTATCTTCAATCGCTTCTTCAGTGATCGAAAACATCAGGCCAATCGTTTCGTGGGTATAGCGAGAAGTCCAGCCTTGGCTACCAGCATCTTCAGCAAAATCACCACCCTCTGCTTTCAGACTGGCTGCACCAAAACCAACTTCCAGTACATCTTCTTCAAACGCCTTATTGGAATTTTCCACATCCAAAAATTGACGCCATTCTTCTGGCAATTCCCGGTATGTCATACCGAAATGTGCATTTAGACCTTCTTCTAGGTCTTTTGGGAAAGTACTTCGATTCATTGGCATGATTAGATACCTCCTACGCCAGAGACTACGCCTTTCAGTACATGTTCAGCGAACATGACTTCCACTTTGGCAAAAGTGCCATAAGCATTATCAGGGCGTGGTACAAGTTGAAGAATACGAAGTGCCTGGCCAGTCGTTGCACCAGATGAAGCGACCAACTCACGGCCACTAAAACCAGTTACAGCAGAACCAGCACCATCGTCCCAGTCAGTCAGTAATGCAACATCAGCCGCAGCCAACGTATCACACTGTCCTTCAAAGATAATGTCAGGATCGTCCCAAACCAGAGCAACAATATCAGTCGCAGTTGTACTGGCAGGCCAGTACTTACTGAAAACCTGTTCACCCTGGGCATTTACATAGCGACAACCAGCAAAAACACCGATGTTATCAGCGTTACCACCAGCAGCCACCGCGATATTTGTACCTGTTCCAGTCATATCCACAACGTCACCAACAAAAATGTTGACTCCATAAGTAGACCCAATAGAATATTCGCTTGTTTTTATGCAAGCTCCATTCTTATGACGACTAGGACGCAGGCCAAAAGCACCGTCTATATTTGGCATAATAATTACCTCTTAATTAATTACGGCAAAGGGTATCCGGCGCATCAGATATTAATCTTCAGCAACACGGGGGCTTTTACCCCTTACCACTCGTGAAGATCCGGTGCGTTCCGGCGCAGTCATGCCGGAGTTAGCTGAATGAGCTTTATACATATTCTCATCAACGGATCTCATTTGATTTTTGGTATCTCGTTTAATCGAGTTACCGTGTCTTTCATGTTGTTTAGCAGGGCGTTCCATTAAAATGAGTCCTTCCATACCTATGACATTACTTTTGCCATATTTGATGGTTGGTACAAAATCACCCTTCGCTACCGAAGAAGCCGGGCGTGGTCGCCATCCCTGATTAAACTTGCGATTCAAATTGCTGGTATCGGGCTTACCGTTAATTTCGGTACGACACCATCTTTGGACAAAATCAGGTCGCGCAGGCACGTTATCTGTAGCCAATAATGAGGGTTCAACCCAATCATCATCGTACTCATCATGGATAACGTCACCTTCTCGGCTGTCATTGTCGCGTGAACCACGTTGGTCATCATTTTGTTCAGTCATTGTTCAGTCTCCCTTCAGAGCTGTGAATTTCGGTTCAACCAGGATTTACGATCAGCCGGGCTGTTAGGGTCAAGATTGTATTTAGCCATCGATTTCAGGTCACTTTGTGTAATTTTCCCAGAGTTTGACTTAGCTGGAATTGACGTATCACCGACTGACTGACCTGAAACGACAGACTTCGGCTTATTCGGCTTTTGTGACGTATCACTAGCCTCAATTTCATCATCATCCTTGGTTTCCTTATCAGGCTTCCCGCCCTTTAATACTGCAATCCTTGGCGCTGCCGCCAATAATCGTTTATCCAATTCTTCATAGAGATCTTCCCCCAGTTCATAACCTTCATCAATCAGGCCATCTTGGATATTTTCAGCCAGTACACCTAATCTCTCATTTTGAGGATCTGTGTACCATTTGTTTTTAGCCATCCAATCTTTTGCGCTTTGGGCTGTATTAACTTCCGGTGGTGGAGCCTCAGTTTCTTGAGTTTGTTCTTCCTGTTCCTCATTTAACGCAGCCTCAACCTGTACTGCCTCAGCATCATGGCGTGATAACTTGCCAGTTAGCTCAGCAATGGCTTTTGAGTCACCTTCCTCATAAGCCTCATTGAGATCTTCAATAAGCCCTTCGCGTGTGGTTTTCGATTCTTCCAGATAAGTTTCAAGCTCTAACTTATCTTCATCAACAGCATTTTCTTTATTTTCTTTTTCTATCTGGGCCAGCCTTGCTTCAGCTTTATCAGCACGATCCCTTTCGGTATTGCGCTCATAAATCGCACGACCTACCCGCTTTTGTACCTTCTCACCATAAGATTCCAGTTCTTCTTTTTCAGCTTTTGCTGCCAACTCAGTATCAGTGAGTTCATCATCATCAGACTCGCCAATGTCACTATCCCCAACATTACTATCAGAATCATTATCGGAGTCAGCATCCTCATTATCAGCATCCTCAAATTCATCTACCAGTCCATCGGTAGGCATATCCGCTACCGTGTCACTCAAATTCTCTACATTTTCTTCATCATCAGACATTTCTTCTAAAGCCATTTTATTTCTCCAGGTTCGCTGTTAAGCGTAAATTAAAACAGACTCAGGGTTAGGCAACTGACACATAACCTCATCGTCATTCAGTAGCTTGAGTTCAGTCAACCCACCGTCTTTGTTGCGGATCTTAATGGTTTGCCCGGCATATTGTCCATAGGCAACCCAATCACCCACCTTGCACCAATCAAAACCACCCTCAAATTTCGAGTGTTTGTAACAAAGCGGCCCCATTGCGACCACTTTCCCCACATAGCGTAAATACTCTTTTGCTTCGATTACCGAAGTGGGCAATGCAATGCCACCCTCGGTCGTATCGTCAATCTGGATCGGTTCAATCAGGATCCGCCAACCTACCGCTACCGGTAAATCATCAGGACTGATCGCTGTCGCTTGTATTTGACTCATGTATCTCCCCTTCATCTGTTTGGTAACGCTGTAAAATATCCTTCATATCATCCAAGGCAAACCTTGCTCCCTTAATTTGCCCGACCAACTTCTTGTATTCTTCCCAATTCTTGCACTTCCCGTCACCCAGGAATATCTCAATATCCCTGATTCGTTCATACAGCTTGGCAGTGAAATCAATTAAAAAACCTTCTCCCGGCATAACTATTCTCCCGTGTCTTTACGTTTTCTTGTTGCCTCAGCCTTAGCTAACATTTCCTTCGCTTCATTTTCCTTATCCATACGCAATAATTCTGCCGCAGCCATGGCATCTTTACGAGTCTCATTGCGATCTGTTTCTTTGTCCAGTCTGGATTGGTCACGGCTTAATTCATCATCTTTACGAGTTTGTTCTTTATCAGCCACGGCATCCTTACGTTCCTGATCGGCCTGCATTTCAATAACCTTGGGCTTATCCTTCTCGGCTTGCTCAGCTTCCAATTGCGCACGTTGCTGTTCCTGGGCTTTCTGTTCCGCTGCCTGTTGTGCCTGTTGTGCGACTTCTGCGACTTTCATGGCCACCGCATTTTCTACTTCAATCGGCAGTTCAGGTAATCCCTCTTTTTCCTCATATTCAGAGCTGAATAACATCAAAGCAGGCAATTCTTCACCCGTCTGTTCTTGCATTTTCAACAAGTACGACTGGGCCAGATGCTCAGCTTGGTGCGTTTCATACACTTGCTGGTTCATTTGCTGCACTTCAGGGGAGAGATTCTGGAACCAGCTATCGTGAACAATCTGGTGGGCAAGGTGATTCTGCTCAATAAAGGCTTTCACCGGACTACCCATCAGCATGGTGATATTTTCCTCAACCGGCCCCATGCGATTATTCACCGCATTATCGACAAATAACTCATCGATATTGGGAACCCGCATGGATTCCAGCATGCGTTGGTGGGCTCCTTTGCGATCATACAAGTCAGGAGCCTGCTCAGATAACTGAAGCACACCCTGAGCCATGGCAATCCGTTGAGTACTTGACACCATATTAGGATCCGATACCGGAATGATATCCACCCGATCATCAAAATCAGCACCTTTGATGCTGCGATCTTCACCAGGAACCTTATACGGATACT